GGTGAATACCATAACCCTGCTTTACATGGGCTACTTCCCTGCTATGCGAACTATAGATAAGGTAGTCGCAGCAATTGCGAACTCTGGCATAATAAAGACAATCATCGACAAGAAGATACTATAACATGAAACTAGTCAACAAACTGGGTAAACTTGCCTCACACGGAAGACAAGAGCCATATCTGATCATCCTCCACCACACCGCCGGACCGAATTTAGGCGGGGCCGAGGCTACGCTCAAGCAAAGGGGCTTAGGATATCACTACATGATCGACAATAATGGTGACTGCCACGAATACGCCAAGCCTACATCCATGATGTATCATGCTGGCGGGTATAACCGAGGTACCGTAGGTATCAGCTTCGTAGGTGGAGGGGATGCACCCCCAGCTAGCGAAGTACAGATTAAAGCGTTGATTGAGCTAATCAACACACGAGTTAAGCCCTTAGGGCCTGATTTGATCCAGATAACTTGCCACAAACACGCGAGTCATTCTGGTAAGATTGATCCGCGTTGGCCAGGGGAACCCAGCAATGGGATTAGCCTGGGTATAGATCGGATCTACATGGAGCGTATTGCGAAAGCAGTATGTCTTGAGTTTCTTGGACATGGTGAGGTTTAATATGATCGCTAAAGTAATCGCAGTAGTTAAAGATGTGGTGGACCGTGTAGTAGCAGTAGCTGCAGCACACCCAATCATTGCAGCTGTAGTGGCTGTAGTCACATTGTTAGTGTTCCTGCACTAATAATCACAAAAAAGACTTGACATAGCCTGAAACCTGTGTTACCTTAGGTACATAGGTAGATTGCTATGTTGTGTGCTAAGTAAGGTTCGCTACCTTAGAGCCGATGTTGCCGCCAGTTTCCCGGAGTACTAGACGCCTTCGTGTGGAAAGGAACTACCGTCTCGACAAGGTATAGTTGTTTGGGCTCAACTTTAAAAAAGCCCACATTGAATACTTTCTACTCACCGTGCCTCATAGTAGGGGCCGTGCTAGAGTGGGCCACGGATCCTCGGATCGCAGTGGCGTGTCCTCGCGCCTGGAGCGAGGTGAAATAAAGTCCAGGCCTAATTGTAGGAATCCTCAAGCTAGCCGGGTGTTACACCCTTAATAATAAGGCAGCTACCCAGCCCCCTGCGGGGTGGTTTCATGGGTTTAGGGATAGTGGCACATGTAGTCAGCGGCCACTCTAATCAACAGCTCTACTATACCATAACAGTCTGGCACTGAGGGCCGAAACCGGTGTTTACGCCGGCACGATGTAGGATTCCTTGGGAGCTAATCAACAGAAAGGTTGCCACCGACACCCGGGCATGGATTGTCCAAAGTTGGTGGACTTATTTGAGGAACAGGGAATGGGCGAGGCTTTACTAATAAAACTAATAGGTGCCCTAGCCGCAGCCTTTGGAGGCGTGATAGTGTACGGAGTGAAACATATCTTGGGCAAGATCAGCGAAATTAAAACAGAAGCAGAGATACGACAGATGATTAATGATAATGCAGAAGCACAAGACGTCCAGTTACGGATGGTGTATGACAGCATTAAACGGATAGAAGAATTACTATTCAACCTTATGGAAAAGTCACATGTCAACGGAAAGTCCAAAACCAGCAGACACTAAAATTGGCCGTCCAGCCAAGTATACTGAAGACTACTGCGAAAAGATTAAAATCGCCCGGTGTAATGGTGAATCCATTCCTAGGGCTTGTGCTATTATAGGCATTGCCCGTAGCACGTACTACGAGTGGATTAAGACTTACCCGGACTTCAAGCACGCCTGCGAGCTAGCTGAAGACCTCTCATTGTCTTGGTGGGAAGAGGTAGGTAAAGATGGGATGTTAAAGAATCGCGAGATTCAAGCCCAGCTGTACAACAGCATGATGGATCGTCAATTCGGTTCAGTTAAGGTAGCGGACGCGTCTAAGACCGAGATCAATATCGGCAACATGAATGTACTCCAACAGTTGAGTACTGAAGAATTGCAGCACAAGATTGCTGAAAAGCTCAAAGCATTGGGCATCCAGTCAGGAACGACATACGAAAATGAGTGATAGGGAACTACTAGAACTAGATAGTCTGTTAGCCGAGATCGAGCGCCGAAAGCGCTATAATAAGATCGATACGGCTTTCCCGGCTACAGGTGAGTTCAGTAGAGACAAATACACTAAGCAAATGGCCTTCTTCGAAGCTGGCAAAGAATACCGCGAAAGAGCCCTAGTGGCTGCTAACCGTAGCGGTAAGACTTTCGCAGCTATGTATGAGGCTACCTTGCACCTTACTGGGCTATACCCAGACTGGTGGACAGGGCACAAGTACAAGCATCCGATCACAGCTTGGTTCCTAGGTAAGAGTAATGAATCTACCAAGGGTATCTTGCAGGAAGAGTTGATTGGGTCTGTCATGGACAAAGGCTCAGGCCTTATCCCGAAGGACATGATTATTAGTACAACTAACCGCCCTGGTGTGCCTGAAGCCATCTTGGTGGTTCGTGTTCGTCACTTCACCAATGGCATTGAGGATGGCTTTAGTGAGGGCTTGTTCAAGTCCTACGAGCAAGGCCGTGAAGCTTTGCAGGGTACAGCCATTAACTTGGTCTGTCTCGATGAGGAACCTAAAGATCCTGAGATCTACCAAGAGTGCTTGATGCGTACTATGAAGTGTCGCGTCTGCCAGAAGTGTGCAGGTCGCGTCATGTGCACCTTTACACCTTTGTTTGGTCTCTCTAAAATCGTACTAGAGTTCCTGCCCGGTGGACGATTCCCCATGGGCAACATTAACCCGTTGAACAACAAGTGGGTTACACAGATTACTTGGGATGATGTTCCGCATCTATCCGAGCAAGAAAAGGCTGAGATGCTACAAGCTATCCCACCTTGGATGCGAGATGCTCGAACACGCGGTATCCCACAGATTGGCGCTGGCGCGATTTACGCTGTATCTGAAAATGATATCACAGTCCAGCCCTTTACGATACCTGAGCATTGGCCTCGCGTATACGGGTTCGACGTTGGCTGGCATAAGTCAGCAGCTGTATGGATGGCTCAAGATCCTACAGACAAGACGTGGTACCTCTACTCTGAGCACTACGCTGGTAGGGACGAACCTCCTATCCACGCGCAGGCGATTAAGTCGCGGGGGGCATGGATCCCTGGCGTAATTGATCCGGCTTCTAACCGATCTAGGGATGATGGCACACGATTGCTACATCAATACCTGGACTTGGGTCTAGACCTAACTATGGCCTCTAATGCCATTGAGACAGGGCTTTCAGCGGTTTGGACAATGTTAACATGCGGGCAGTTGAAGATCTTCTCAACCTGTCAGAATTGGTTCAATGAATTTCGCACCTATCATAAAGATGACAAGGGCAAGATCCCAGACGGGCAGGCAGATCACTTGATGGATGCCATGCGTTACTGTGTGATCTCAGGTTTAGATCGCGCCATGATTAACCCAGGCGTTGATGATGACGAAGACAATAATAGCTATCATAATCCGCGTGCCCTAGGCGCCTCAAGTACTACAGGATATTAACAGATGTTGAAACTGGATGCAAAACTAGACTTAGGTGAGATCGTCTTACTGCCAAACATCGCAGACAAGATCGAGAAGAGTGATCTTCAAAAGATCGCTATGGACGTCTGCCAGTGGTACCAGAAGGACAAGGATAGTCGCGCTAAGTGGGAATTCGAGACCAAGCGTGTCATCGAGTTAGCCACCTTAGAGCATGGCACTAAAGACACTCCGTATCCTAATTCCAGTAACGTTAAGTACCCTATCACGAGTATCGCTACCCTGCAATTCGCAGCACGCGCATACCCTGAACTAGTTCGTAATGGGCGAGTATTAGAGATCGCCACCGTAGGCAAGGACCCGGAAGGGGTCAAAGAGTCCCGAGCTCAACGCACCTCAGAGTTCATGAACTGGCAGCTTCTTACCGAATCCACAGAATTCGAAGAAAACCTAGACAAGTTGCTTCATGTCCTTCCGCTGATTGGTGCAGCCTTTAAGAAAACCTATTACGATCCTATTCGCCGAATCAACGTCAGTGAGCTGTGCCCGTATGATGAAATCTTCATCAACAACGAAGTTAAGTCCATTGAGGCTGCTCGTCGCGTCACGCACAAGCTCAAGATGCATCGCAATGACATCATCGAGAAAGTTCGCTTTGGGCACTATGCCGAGATCGATGAAGCTAAATTGGATCGCCCTGACTCAATCTCAGGGGATGTAGACCACATAGTCCTTGAACAGCATCGCTTTCTGGATCTGGATGGGGATGGCTATGAAGAGCCCTACATCGTTACCGTGTTAGAAACAACTAAAGAAGTATTGCGAATCATCGCACGCTTTGACCCGGATGGGGTTGATCTGAACTCTAAACAACAGGTTCAGGCTATCAGACCTATTCACTACTTCACCGACTTCATGTATATCCCTAATCCAGACGGATCATACTACGGGATAGGCATTGGTCACTTATTGTTTGGATCCAATGACGCCATTAACACGCTTTTCAACCAGCTTATTGATGCTGGACGTTTTGCAAATATGCAAACGGGTATCCTCGGAAGAGGCCTACGAATCAAAGGTGGAGAACTCCGAGTAAAGCCGGGTGTTCTAATGAAGCTCGATACTGCCATCACCGGCCCTATCAGCGACGAAATTCACATGTTCGACTTCAAAGATCCTAGCCCAGTACTGTTCCAGTTACTAGGCATGTTGATCGAAAGCGCTAAGAATCTGGCCTCTATCACTGACACCAACACTGGGTCAGCGCAGGTACAGAACGTCGCACAGAACGTTATGACGGCACAGATCGACCAAGGTACCAAGGTGTTCACCGGTATCCAACGTCGTCTGTTCCGTGGCTTAAAGAAAGAGTTCGAGAAACTGTATCGTCTGAATCGCATCTTCCTAGATGATCAGAAGTACTTCGATGTGTTAGATGACCAAAAGGCCGTCTCGCGCGAGGACTTCGAAGAAGGCTCATTTGATGTTAAACCAGTGGCAGATCCTAGTATGTCTAGCGATAGCCAACGTATGCAGCGTTCGCAAGCTCTGTTACAGTTACTGGCCGATCCTATCGCCGGTCGCCAATTGAACCCATACGAGATCGTGCATCGCTTCGTCGAAGACATGCGTACCCCGAACATCGATCGGTTGATCATTCCACCAGATCCTAATGCTCCACCTCCTCCTGAAGTCATTGCTATGCAATCTGAGATTCAGCAACGGGCTGCACAAGAGAAGTTGGACATCGAACAACTAGGTCTGAAGAAACAAGACTTACTGATCAAGGCTCACTTAGCTGAAGCTGAGATCAACAAGATGAATGCCGATGCCGAACTGGCAAGGGCTAATGCAGAATACGCTGGCCAGAAGGCCACGTTGGAAGATCGCAAGACAGACGTCGGTGTGATCTTAGGGACAAACAAATTGAATACGGACATTCAAAAGGAAAGAATTAAGGCTGACGCAAAGCCGAAACCCAAAGCAGGAGATTAATCTGTGACCAGAGATGATTTCGATAGCTGGCTAAGGTCTGATCAGGGTGTAGCCCTGGTAGGCTTTCTCCAAGAGGAGATTGATGCCACCAAAAACATACTCTCAGCGAGTGTGATGCATGGAGTCAATCCTAACGATCTAAGCAAGATCAACAAAGCAGCTGGTGAATTAGGTACCCTGGAATTCGTTCTAGATACCATTTCTAAAGGCGACATCTTTGTTGACGAACTGGGAGATAGGTAGTATGAGCAGAAAGACAATGTGTATCTTTGAGGAAGGTGAGTTTATTCGCCCCCTCGGGTTTAATGTGTTAGTAAAGGTAGATGGGGAAGAACAAGTCACTTCTGGTGGGATCGTACTGCAAGCTGCAGACGAAAGAACCAAACGTGGCGCCACTAAGGGCACTGTCATTGCAGTCGGCCCATTAGCGGGAAAAGATCCGGGCAATAAGCCGGAGTACTGGGGGGCAGTGGTAGGCAACGTAGTCTTCTTCGAAGCATACGAAGGTCAATATTACCAAGGTCCTAAAGGTGAATCTTACCTGATGATCCCTGAAAAGGATATCACGGGTGAGCTTATTAAAGTAGAGCATGGAGTATAGAGATATGCAAGAGCATGATGACGCTATAGAAGCGAAAGTCGAGGCCCCTGTTGCCGCTGCGGTGGGAGCCGTTCAGTACGATGGTGACCCTGACCACTCTCCGACGGAGCTAGAAAAGGCCCTTAACGATCCGAACGCTAAGTTCGATCCTAATGGCAAACTGTCTCCTGGTGAGTTTAACCGACGTGGGGAACTCTTTAACAAAATTAAGAGTATGAAGTCGGAACACACAAAGGAATTAAATGCCCTCAAAAAGCACATGGCGGACTTAGACAGCAAACTAAGTAAGGCTGCTGAAGAGGGGTACAAGAAAGCACTGGCTGATCTGCAATCACGCAGAATGGATGCAGTAGAGACTGGGGATAAGGAAGCCTTCCAGGCCTTAGACCAAGAGTACTCTCAGCTGCAACAAGCCCTGAACAAGGGAGCTCCAGCACCAGTATCCAATGAATTGTCTGAAGATGCGAAAGCATTCTTAGAAAGAAACAAGCATTGGAACAACGATGATACGCCTGAGAACTCGATCATTCGAGAAGAGGCCACATCCTTCGAACAACGTCTCCTACAGCGTCGCGCTGCAGAAGGCAAACCAAATCTATCGGAGAAAGAGTTAGCTAAGCACATCGAAACCTTTGTGCGATCTAAGTTCCCACACCGATTTGATAATCCCGAACAGAGTAAGCCGGCCGCTGTAGAAGGCGCCAGTACTCCTCAGGTCAAAGCAACTACTAGTAAGATCACTCTGGATCAATTGAATCCTATCCAGAAAGCGGCTTGCGAGCGGTTCATGAAGCGCAATGAGGGTACAACAGTAGCAGACTATGTTCAAATACTAAGAGACTCTGCCGCCAAGCAGGGAATCGGATTCTAACTAGAGGAAACTAATTATGTCAAGTGACAATCAAGAGATAAAAATCGAGCGTAGACGCACGAAAGAGTCCGTAGAGGACAGGAATGTGGTGGATTCCACAGACCAAAATAGCCAACCTAAAGTAGAACGACGTCGGAAGCAATCTGGCCTCCGTGGCGGTTCTAACCTGACAACCAAGTATGAGAAATATATTCCTGCTGGTTATCGTGGGCGATTTGTTAATCCTGCAAAGGATAGGCCTCAGTATTTATACGACAATGATTGGGAATTCGCGAAGGACGAGAATGGATCTAGGATCTTTCTCACCGCCAATCATGGTAAAGATGCTGAAGAGAACAAATTCATCCTGATGATCAAGAAGGAGGAATATTGGCAAGCGGACAAGGCGGACGAGAGAGCCGTCAGAAAAGAACGCTTAGCCGACACTCCAACGCTGTCAGCTGAAGAAAAGTCTTCGGACTTCTTCAAAGATACGGGTCTGGCTAAAGATCACGTTTAATTTTTTAAAGGAAAATATACATGGCAAATCCTACTTATAACATAGGGTTAAAACCAGTGAATTCTCGCGATGGTCGTCCTTGGGACGGTCCTGTCAGCAGATATCACATTCCTGCTTCATATGCTACCAACGTCTTTATTGGTGATGCTGTCGTTAAGACTGGCACATCCAATGCTGCAGTTGTAGAAACTTGTGCAGGCAAATACGCAATCGGCTCACTGCCGGATGTAAACAGAGTAACTGTCGGCGATGGCAATGCTATCACTGGCGTAGTTGTTGGATTCGATCCAAACCCTACTACTCTTGGCCGCAAATACGGCGTTGCTTCTACTGCTCGCGTAGCACTAGTTGTTGACGATCCTAAAGCTCGATTCCATCTTCGCGACGACGGTGCGGCAGCTCTTGCTATCACATCTGTTGGCTTGAATGCTGTTCTTATCGAAGGCACTGGCAACACCACTACAGGTATCTCTGGTTTGAAACTAGACACTAACAGTGACGTACCTGCTGCTGATGCTAGCAACCAGCTGACTATTCTTCGTCTTGCTGACATCCATGACAACATCGTGGGCGTTAACGCAGTATGGGAAGTCTCTATCAATCAACATACCGAGTCTGATGGGGCTCTGGGTATCTAAGGAATAACATATGAACGGATTAATTAATTTACAATCGTTTAGTTTTGCCTTACAACCAGAAGTCATCAAGGCTTTTGGTAAAGGGTATGCTGAACATCCTGACCAATTCTCTGCAATCTTTGATGTACGGTCTTCTGATCGCAACTTCGAAAGATTCTACAAAGTATCTGGTTTAGATCTTCCTTCTGCAATGTCAGATGGATCAAGCGTTAAGTACGACTCTATGGGCGAACTCTGGGATAAAACATTTACTCATGCCAAATACGGCACGGGTATCATTGTCTCTAAAGACGCTATGGACGACACTAAAGACGGCATCATCATGGAATTAAAAGCCATGGAAATGGGCCGTGTAATGCGCCTAAAGAAAGAGCTGTTAGCTGCTGACTATTTAGATAGTGGTTTCACCACTGTTAATGGTGGCGATGGTAAAGAGTTATACTCTGCTAGCCATCCTACTGTAGCTGGTACTTTCTCTAACTTAGCTTCTGTTTCTTTGGATTTATCTGAAGTAGCTCTGGAAAATGCTGTGATTCAAATCATGGGCATGAAGAACGAGCGCGGACATCTGTTGAATGTTAACCCACGCAAACTTGTTATTGCAAAGGAAAACACCTTCGAAGTCAAGCGTATTCTTGGTTCTATCGGTCAAGTGTACACACCTGACAATACCTTGAATGCTATCAAGGATCTGGGAATCTTCACCGAAGGGTATATGGTTAACCATTACCTGGCTGATCAAGATGCCTTCCATATCCTGACAGATGCTGCTAAAGGCGAAGGATTAATCTTCCTGAACCGTAGAGAGCCTGAAGTCACGAGCGACAACGTGTTTGACAATGAAAACGCTAAATTCAAAACAATTATGCGTGTATCATTAGGACACTTAGATCCTCGATGTGCTTTCGGTAATCCAGGAGCTTAATAAGCAAACCAACTGTGGGCCTGGGGTGTAGCCACCCCGGCCTCTCTTGGCTGGGCCCACTTTTATAAGGAGATAATATATGGCTATAAGTAAATTATATGGTAACACTATCCAAGTCGACAAAGACAACGATTTGGTGGATATCGTAGATCATGATGGTTCTGCTAAAGGTTTGGAGCTGGGTGGAGTACTTGTTACTGCAACCGCTGCCGAAATCAATGCAGCCGCTGATGCTAGTTCTTACTTGGTTGATGCTACTGCCTCTACCTTGACACTCTCTGCTGCCACACACGGCAACAAGCTTGTTAAGCTAAACCGAGCAGCTGGTATTGCTGTCACTCTGCCTGCTGCAAGCGGGTCTGGTGTGCGCTTCAAACTCTATGTAGGAACCACTGTCACAAGTAACACCTCAACTGTTAAAGTTGCGAATGCTAGTGATACAATGGTAGGCTTCGTACATCAATTCGCCGATGGTGGCACAACTGCCAACTTCTATGAAATTGGCTCTACGACAGACACCATTACTATGGATGGAACTACCCGTGGTGGTATTATTGGGGATGTCATTGACATCTGTGACGTCGCAACTAACTTATGGTTAGTCGAAGTTCGCCAATCTGCTACTGGTGTAGAAGCTACTCCATTGAGTGCTACTGTATAATAGTTAAGTCTATTGCATTGGGGCATCGCAAGATGCTTCCTTGCAATGGGTTTTGTTATTACAAGGAATGACATGGCAATAAACAAGACATACAATAACAACATTACTATCAATCCAACTGCTAGTACTGTTGATATTACTGCACACAATGCAGGCACAACTGGGCTTAAGCTTGGTGGTACCCTTGTTACAGCCTCAGCTGCAGAGCTGAATACTATGGATGGTATTACAGCGTCCACAGCCGAATTAAACATTATGGACGGCGTTACGTCCACCGCAGCAGAGCTTAACATCCTGGATGGTGTTACCTCTACAGCTGCAGAACTAAACATACTAGATGGCGTAACCGCCACAGCATCTGAGATCAACGTACTGGATGGGATCACATCATCCACTGCTGAATTGAATATCCTGGATGGGGTAACCCTTACAGCCTCCGAAATTAATGGGCTGACCTCCAAGGCTATCCCACTGATAACACTGAATGCGGCTAGCTTAACTGTCACAGCAGCTACGCATGCGGGATCTTTAATCAACATCACGTACACTGGTGCAGATACCACGATCACCCTGCCAGCGGCCACAGGTACAGGCAACATCTACCGCTTCATTATTGGCGCTACTGACACGAATCAGCGCATCATCAAGGTAGCAGATAATACGGACGTATTCTACGGGTATGCTCGACATACCAATGGCAGCACCTTTGATACTGCCTCAGACAGTGACACGATTACCCTGAATGGCCAGACAAAGGGTGGCTATCAAATAGGTGGTACAGTACAGCTGATTGACTTCGCAAGTAACAGCTGGCACATTATCAGCGAATCTAAAAGTAACGGTGGCTCAGCTACCCCATTCTCAGCAACAGTATAACATAGGAAACAGATATGGCTTATCATATTTACACAGGTGCAGATGATCTTATCATTGACGCCACATCCTCGGTCGACGTATCGATCCATGATGGCTTGACCAAGGGCTTAAAGCTAGGTGGGGTATTAGTTACCGCCACTGCTGCGGAGCTTAATCGAGTCGCGGATGCTGGTAGTCGTATCGTTAATACCACTGCAGCAAGCGTTACCCTGTCTGCTGCCGTACATGACAGCAAGATCCTCACGGTAAACAAGGCCGATGGGTGCGCAATCACTCTGCCAGCTGCTACTGGTGGGGGCTCGTCGTTTAGAGTCTTCATCGGTACGACCATTACCTCCAATACCTCCACCATCAAAGTAGCGAATGGCTCTGATACGATGGTAGGGTTTGGTACCATATTCCAGGATGGGGGCGACACAGCCATCCATTTCGAGATCGGGGGAACCGATGATACCCTAACCTTCAATGGCTCTACCAGCGGAGGAATTAAGGGAGATATGATAGAATTAGTTGACATTGCCACAAACCTGTGGTATGTTAGAGAAATACTCTCTGGTACTGGGGCTGAAGCCGACAATACTAGCGCTACTGTATAACACAAGTAAGGAAACCTAACCATGGCAAATACCGTAACACAACAATCCATTTCAGGTGGCGCTAGCGATAAGATCGTAGTTCGTCACATCCACATCGTCTCAGATGGTACCGAAGAGGCAGATTTAGTAGTCTATGACAATTCAACCCTTATCGCAGATGTTAATGCAGGTAGTCTGCTAGAAGTCGCAGCCTATGGGTCAGATTGTGTAGTGCGTCTAGAGTGGGATCAAACCACCGATGCGCCTATCATCTCCATGAACCCCTCATCTGGTACCAAAGTGTGCTTCCGTGAGTTTGGTGGAAGAGCTAACCCTGGTGCCGCAGGCGCTACTGGTGATATCTTGCTTTCAACTGCCAATTTAGATGCAGGCGATGAAGTTTCTATCTTCCTGACCATTAAGCAGAAATAATAAGGACAGAATATAATGTCCAGTCTTCAGGGCCAAAAGGTAAAGCTTACCTATAAGGACCTATTGCAGGTTAGTAACTCGAACTCCGGTATCGATGCTACTCTGCGTACGGTCACTGACGGTGAAGCCACATCTAGCCCATTACAACTATCGACTACTCAAATAAGCCTCAACGGCTCTCTATGGCCTGCGGGCTATGGTAATGTCGACCAGGTTCTCCGTACGGATGGATCAGGCACTTTGTCATGGGTAGACCAATCCGGAGGCGGAGGTGGTGGTGCGCTAGACGACCTAACCGACGTAACCATCACAGGCGTAGCTTCTAGTGACGTCCTTCGCTATGATGGTGCTGGATGGGTTAATAGTACCCTAGCCGCTGCTGGCATATCTGCCACAGGCCACACACACGTGGCTGCTAACATCACTGATCTGGCCACGGCGGCAGTAGCGTTCAGCAACAAGACAGGTAATATATCCCAGTGGACTAATGATTCGGGCTACGCCACCGCGACTAGTTCTACGGCGTTTACTAATAAAACTGGGAATATTAGTCAGTGGACGAACGACTCAGGGTACCTTACAGCTGTGCCAGTTCAGACGGTTATTACGGTTGCAAATGAAGCGACCGACACTACGTGCTTTCCTGCCTTCTTTACGGCCGCTACAGGCGATCTGGGGCCTAAAACTAATGCTGGCCTAACGTTTAACTCTAATACAGGCGTACTCGCCGCTACGGGCTTCTCAGGGCCCTTAACGGGGAACGTCACTGGTAACGTATCTGGAACATCCGGATCTACCACAGGCAATGCTGCCACAGTTACTACCAACGCCAATCTTACTGGCCCAATTACATCTGTAGGTAATGCCACTAGTATAGCTAGTCAAACTGGTACGGGCACTAAGTTCGTAGTAGATACAGGGCCCACACTGGTTACCCCAATCTTAGGTGTAGCTACCGCCACTACTATCAATAAAGTTGCACTGACAGCCCCAGCAACCGGGTCTACGCTGACTATCGCAGATGGTCAAACCCTGACAGTTAATGGCTCAGCCACTATCACCAATGGTACCCACAGTGGTACTAACACGGGTGACCAAAATCTATTCTCAACGATAGCTGTCTCAGGTCAATCTGACATCGTCGCCGATGCAGCCTCAGACACCTTGACGATTGTGGCTGGTGCTAATATCACCCTGACTACAAATGCCGG